TATTCTTAATTATTTTTTCTTATTTTTTATTCTTTAATCATTATTAGTAATATTAATAATAATTACACTATTTTTACACTATTTTTACTTTATACTTATAATACATTTATTTTGTGTTTATTTTTTGGTTATTTTTTGGTTATTTTTTATTTTTATTCTTCTTCTTCTTTTGTGTTTCAACTACCGGTTCATAACCTGTTTCTGTAGACTCACTTGCAGTCGTGTTTGTAGTCGTGTTTGTAGTCGCATTTGTACCTACAACAATATTCGCACCAGGTTTAGCGGTTCTAGGGGTTTGCTGAATTTGTTCACCCGACGATGCAGTATATACAGCAGTAGTAGGACGAACAATATTATTTGCAGGAGTTGGAGTTGGAGTTGGAGTTGCTACTTTTTGTTGTGGTTGCGGTGGAGGTTGCTGTTGCTTCTGTTGAAGCTTCGACTGCATACGCTCCTTCATTTTTGCATTTTTCATATTTTGTTGTAGGTGACTCTGTAAAGCACCCATATTTACCTTTCCACCTTTTCCTCCTAAACCAGCCAATCCCCCTAAACCAGACATTCCCATTTTGCTTAACATACTTGACAAGTCTCCCATACCGGGCATATTTTTCATATTGCTAAGAAGGTCGCTTGCTTCCTTCATAAGCTCACTCTCTTTTATATCACCCTTTTTAAACTTATCATCTAGTTTTGCACCGACGCTTTTTACCATATTCATTAGTTTTCCAGGATTTTTAAATAGCTTTTGAAATACATTGCTCATATTTACGTTTTCAGCATTTTCCATATCAATACCCAAGTCAAAGTCCTTGGCTGTTTCTTCTGCTATTTCTTTTGCTAGCGCTCCTATTTTACCATTAAGAAGTTTTGAAATATGTTCATGAATTGTTTCAGGGTTAGGCATTTCAGATTGTTTTTTATTATCCGACGATGATGATGACGATGATTCGCCACCACCTTCTTCTTTAGTACTGGAGTTAAATCCCGGAAACCCCGGAAACCCTGGAAACTTTGACATATCGATTCCACCCATACCATCCGGTGAAAAGCTTTTAAGCTGCTCAGCAAATTTCTCAAATTCTTTCATATCAATTCCATCCCCGAATTTCGCATTTTCTCCCGAAGCTCCTGCTTCTCCTGTCTTATCGCCTGTACTGTCTCCGCCACCACCACCACCACCACCACCACCGCTATCTCCTCCCATAAAAAGATCCTGCATATTTTTGATTGTCTCATCCAACTTGTTCTTTAACTCATCCTCGTTGATAGCTTCAAACAGTTTCGCAGTATCTCCAAATGAATCTCTGTCAGAAATATTTGTAATAATTGAAAAAAGAATAAGCTGTAAATATTTCCAAATAGTATCACGCGTATTACTTGATATATCAGGCGTATTCCACACTTCTCTAAAATCAATATCGGGTAAAAAGTTTACATTTACAGCTGCTGCGTCACCACTATCTTTTTTGAAAATTTCAGCATTTTTATACAAAATATCAAAAAAACGCGCAGGATATACAGTTTTAGAATAATCATATAATACCTTAACTCTAGTTTCATCCAAGATTTCTTCGGCTACAACATTACCGTCCGTTTTAACAGAAACTACAACAAAGTTGTCTTTAAGTTTATCGCTATATTCCGGAAAAGTAGTAGTAAAATCATTTATAAAATCCGTTATTACTTTCTTAAACTCATCGGGAACTACTTCAGGAACTACTTCGGCTTTTTTTTGCGAAGATGAATTATTTTTTTTACCCATTTATATTTTTAATTTATCATTTACTATTTAAATCAAACTACGCATAAATATATTTATGTAATTAATAATTATTAATTAGTTAGTAATTAATAACTACTTATTAAAATTTAATATTTTATTAAAATTTTATATATTTTAATAAATTAACTTTAAAATTACTATTGGTCTACGATTACTATTGGTCTACGATTACTGCATGTATAGTTTAGACAAAATACATAAATTTTTAACATACATGAGTGATTTTTCTTGATTTTCTTTGCTCATATTTCTTACCGGTTCTCTAAGTTTATCTATATTATTGATAATATCATCTGACTGATTTACATATATAAAATCTTTTTTGTAATCTTTTTCTATAAAGAAATTAATATTATCACTGTTAATCTCGGCTTCATACTGTGAACATACATATGTGTACCATATTTTTACAATAAGTGCAGGATTTACTTTTTTAATCATATTAAGCGCCATTTTTGCTTTTTTTATCGATGTATCTTCGCTGAATACCAGTTCTATTTCTGTTACAAAGTCAAAAAATTGTTCATTAAATGCACTTAATAGCAATGACTTATCTGAATTTTCTAGTGAACGCGATGTCATATTTTACAAAGGTGTTTATTAGGATGTATATGATTATATAATATTATTCTATAGTTTTAAATATATTTAATTATAAATATTTAATTGTAGGTATTTATAATTTAGTTATTCGAAATGTAAATAGTATTAACTAAATCTTACATTTTTTTGTTGTTGCCTTTGTTGTTCTTGTTGTTGCGCAATCTGTGGACCCATTGCTTGTAGTTGTTGTTGAAGTTGTTGTTGTTGTGAAAACTGGGCTTGAAACTGTTGTTTTTGTTGCTGTTGTTGAATAAACTGTTGCTGCGACGGGTGTTCAACCGCTTTTGCCTGTTTTTCAGCATTAAATTGTATTTCAGTATTTCTCTGTTGTTGTAAATTTTCCAAAGAAACTGAACCTATCTTATCAGGCGCATAATCTTCTTTCGGAGCTTCTATTCGCATATTGCTATCAATAGTCGCATAGTTATATAATTGTCGCATTCCTCCATTACCTTTTGCTGATAAGTCATCACTTGTTTGGTCCCAAAAACTAAATGAGTCAGAAGCCACACCATAACCACCGATACAATCATTATTTAATGAGAAAGGAGATGGTTCGCCGTTATTATTTGTTGCAGCCATATTTATTGCAGTTTCTCGTGGTTGTAAATGTCCTAAAATCTGGTCTCCATATAATACCTGGTGACCTTGTTTCATAAGGAGTAAAGCTGGTACACGATTTACTTGCGGAGGCATAATAATCTTTTCCCCATTTTGAAGAATGATATACCATGAACCAGTGGGGCCTTTAACTCTTTTATCGATACACAAAAAATGTAATTCTTCTTTAATATTGCTTTTTGCTAATGTCTGAAGAATTTTTTTAGATTTTTCACAAAAGTTGCTATAATATAAAATACTACTCATAATATAATTTACCACGAGTATTTATCGTTTATTTTAACTTATTATTTAAGTTATTTATCTTATTTATCTTATTTATCTTATTTGTCTTATTTGTCTTATTTATCTTATTTTTTATTATTTTTGAATGAAGTGATAGTTATTAATTTTCCTTAATTATATTAATGAAAAATTGATTTAATAAATTGTATAATAATAATATAATAAGAACAGCAAATATACAAAACAATGGAGCCTCGTATTTCAAATCTCAGAGAAGAAAATGGTTTTCTAAAATTTACACTCTTGGATTGCAACATGAGTATTGCGAATGCCTTGAGAAGAATTATAGTCTCCGATATTCCTACATTTGTATTTAGAACTTATCCATATAGTGAAAATAAGGCCGAAATTACACACAATACAACTAGATTTCACAATGAAATTATTAAGCAGCGTCTCAGTTGCATTCCTATTCATATTGATGACATGGACTTTCCGTATAAAGACTATGTTGTCGAAGTTGATGTAAAAAATGACACAGATAGTATTTTATATGTTACCACAAAAGATTTCAAAATAAAAAATAGTAAGACAGAAGTGTATTCGGATGAGTCAGCAGTTAGAGCAATATTTCCTCCGTCGAGTGTAACCGGTGACTATATTGAATTTGCTCGTCTTCAGCCTAAACTATCTGAAAATATTGATGGAGAACGTCTTACTCTTCGTTGTGGATTGGATATCGGAATGGCGTCACAAGATGGTGCATTTAATGTTATAAGCACATGTGCTTATGAGTGTACACCAGATGTAGCAAAGGCGAATGAAGTATGGGGCGAAAAAGAAGCGGCTATGAAAAAGAGTAACATGACAGAAACAGAAGTCGAATTTGAAAAGAAAAACTGGTTTCTCCTAGAAGCAAAACGTTACTATCAACCGAATAGTTATGATTTCATCATTGAGAGTGTTGGTGTGTTTGATAATAATGAAATAGTTATAAAAGCATGTAAAATTATGATTTCAAAATGTGAAAAATTCTTATATGATTTGGAACATGGAAAGGTTAGTATCGTACCATCTGAAACAACCCTGAAAAATGGGTTTGATGTTACACTAGTAAATGAGGATTACACGCTAGGGAAGGTCATTGAATTTTATTTATACCAGCAAAATTTTATAGCCGATAAAACATTGTCATTTTGTGGTTTTAGAAAGCCACATCCACATGCAACGGACAGTATTATTCGTGTTGCATTCCATAATGAAATAGACCCAGTCGGAGTATCGGGGTATATACAAGGTGCTACTGATAATGCTATTGCGGCATTTAAAAAACTAGTTGAACAGATGGGAGGCGACTTGAAAAAAACAGAAAGGGTACGATTAGCTACAGGATTGTCTATATCAAAATCTAGTAGTAGAAATGCAAGCCCAAGAAGGACATCAGGAGCTGCAGTAGCTGCGGAATCGGTTGCAGATATACCACAATCCGAACCAGGTGCAGCAGCAGCTCCATCCAAGTCGAAAAAATCTAAGGCATCAAGTATTAAAGTAGATTTATCTAAAGTTACACTTCCGTCGGCATTAAGTTCGAGTAAAAAGGAACCAAAGGGTGATGAACCAGAACAAGAAGAAGAAGAAGAATAAGAATAAGATTAGAACTATAAAAATAGTTCATATAATATTAAAAATCATATATATTTATAATATTATATACTTTTTATACCTAATTTTATAATACTGTGTCATGTTATTACTTTATAGTATAATCCAATCTTTTTTTGGCTTATGCCAAAATGGTAAATAATATACTTCAGCATCAGTTAATATTGCAGCAATATAACTAAAAGAACTTGCCGACATTACAAGTATATCTGAACCAACTAATCCTATAAATGTTGTAGTTACCTCTTCATCAATATGAAGAATAACATCATCATTTTTATAACAGTTAAAATTTTCAATATTTCCTTGTGAGTAAATATGAAAACATAATTCTTTATTTACATTATTTGCATTATTTGTATTATTTTTATATTTTTCACGAATATGGCTAATAACATTTAAATAATATGAATCTTCTGTATTAGTACCCTCAATGCGATCATCGTGAATATTTGGTCTTCTAACATGAACCGCAATATTAAGTTTATTATTTTTATAACAGTCTCTATCTTTATTTCCCCAAAAACATTTTTTGATTTTATTAATTGCTTCATTATTAGTTGTATATAAATCTACATTTTGGTCAATAAAGTCATATATAAAACCTCTACTCGAAGTATTAATATTATAATCTTCTATATTTTTTATATCATCATAATCATCATAATTTCCTTGTATATTCATACAGTTGTTTACTCTTTCTATAAAATTAACATCATTATTATAGTTGTGATCCATATTTTTTATTTTTTTATGAATATAATCTAAATTATTAAAGTGTGCATATAAAATATAAAAACTAATCGATTGAAACTGTGAACCGAAGCCGTCAGTTTTATCAATGAATATTAATTTTTCTTTTTCATTTTCTTTTTCATGTTTTTTTTCTTGTTCTTTTTCTTTTTTAATATGTGATGGATAATCTGTATTAATATCACTAATTAACTTATTTAATCTAGGAAAAAATCCCAGTTCATTCAGTATTTTTTGTTTTTCTTTTTTTATTATGTCAATACGCTGAGACCACCAATCTTCCTTGATAGCTGTTGCAATGATAGAAATACACTCATCGGGGTTATCAAGCGGTAACCTGACAAATGCAAGCGAGTCAATATGTTCTTCAAGATTAGGGCAGCCCCAATAAAAACAAAGACACTCAAATAAAATGGGCTCCCATATTTTCTCTGTTGCATAATTTTTTTCACTATTATTCTCACATGAGAAACAGTATTTATATTTTACTAGTTCCTTTTTATTATCGGTTTCACCTACATATGACTTTAAATTGTGATAATTTTTACGACCATAAACATGCATAGTATTGTTTTCGCATAAGTCAATATATTTCAAAAAATCAACCCTTTTCTTATGTCCTTCATCGTGTGTTTTCTCACTTAATATACACATTATCTTATTTATTTTCTCATCCCCTGGAATTTTTTCAGGGGGCGATACTTGCCATTGTACATTATTAAGACTTTCAGCGTGTCGAAAAACTTTCATAAACTTATTTGAATCTGGGATAGCCCATTCGCCCCATGTTTTAACTCCCCAGTTTTTAGTGTTATCATATACCCATGGTTCCATTTGAAAAATAATCGTCTTTTTGGGGTCATATTCGCATAGCGAATCATATGTAGGTTTATTTATAATAACGTAATAGTCAATATTCTCATCATCTGAAACAAGTTCAATAATAATATTTTTATGAAATCCACTATCAAGGTACATTTCTGAGAATTCATTACACAAATCTTTTGAAGAACACCAATTGCATAACATTTTTACTCGTTTTATATTAACTAGTTTTGATTTATCCGAATTATCATTAATCTCACGTATCTGTTGCATCTCATGTTTTTTATCCTCTCCTAATAATGCCTTCTCATACTGTTCTTTGAATTCGGGTGCGAGTTTTTCTATAACTTTGTGTGAATGTTCCCTCTTTATATATATACCATCTGTTTCGTTAAACCAAACTGACCTTGTAATATTTATAACATTACTCTTAAAAAAACCAAGTGTATTAAATGCAACACAATGTTTATCTTCCGTGGCGGTTAAGACCATATTTTTTAGACTACTTTTTTTATGATACAAATCGTGACCAATTTGGTCACCCATAGGAATATAAATAAAATTATCCTTTAAAAATGTCAAGTAGTAGTTTTCATATGCACTAAAGTCAATACATTTACCACACATTTGTATATCTGTGTCGTAGTTTGAATCATCATCATACCATAGCGATGTACAAAGGTTTGGTTGTGTTTCATAACAGTTAACAGTATTTACGATTTTCATAACATAGTCGATGCCGTGCTTTATTCCATTTTTATGGATATAATCTATCATTTTTTTTGCACCTTTTTTATTTATACTATACCCAAATGTTCCTCCAACATATAATTCAGTAGTAAGGGGATGTACCGATACACATGTTTCATTATTTACTACACCATAATCGTACTTATCTTTGTTAACTATACGATTATTTTTATACATTGTATAACCATGGTATAAAATATCTTTATCTTTAAATTCACTTTCCAGTTTTGAAATTTGTTCTTTATATCCATTACACAAAATAACATCATCCTCCATAATAATATAATATTCATTTGTCGAATCATTAAGTAACTCCATCCATAAACCATAATGTGATAATGCACATCCAATAAATCCACATCTACTTCCAAAATCATTATTTTCGAACATTTTATATAATTCAAGTGTAGGCGATATAGCCAAATCATTACCATATACAGCATCGATAATTTCATATTCATCTTCAGAAAATCCTGATTCTTTTAATATATCCACTACTATTTTTGTACGGTCATCTCTATGTTTTAAACTTACTACTTTAATAACTGCAGAAGTATTTACTTTTATGGGAGGGCTGTACATTTTTCGAATATTTTCATTTGTTGCGACAGTTTTCGTTAGAGTATTAAAGTCACAAGAGTCATAAGATACATGAGATATATGAGATTCGTGAGAATTAGGTAAATTAAATTGTGAAGTGTTATTTAATTCATAAGAGTTCGGTTTTGTTTTATCGTGTCGGTCCGATGTCAATCTACCAATATGACGACAACAAATCATATTAAAAAAAGCACTTCTATATCCTGCATTATACCAGTTAGTAGCATAATCTAATTCAAAAAATTGATTTTCTGTATTATAATTACCCAGTTTTAAAATCGTGTCCACATCTACCATAGATGGACGAAAACTATAATCCGGCCAGTAACAACAATTTTGAAAAAAGAATGTATCAGTTTTATTATGGTTATGAAGAACTATGGGTATTTCAGGAATACATTCACTACTAGATAATACTACATGCCCCTTTGTAGAAGTATTTTCTATTACTTCTGAGTAATTTCTGTTGAATAAAACTTGACGGACATTTTTAGTATCCCGATATTTATCAAGAACCTTTATAGAATCTTCTACATAATTCCGTTTGGTATAAAATAAAAAGTCATCCTCCATATGTATCCAGTATTTTGGTTTAAGTTCGTTTAGCTTGTTCCAAATAATATTCATACTTTCACGATGACCTTTTTCCGATTCAGATTTCATATAATATTTAATCCACGGAAAAGTACTCTGCATAAATTCCCTGTCCTTTTTAGAAGAATTATCATCTACGCAAAACCAATAGTCAATATTTCCCTTATCTAACCAATGATTCAGAATAGAACCCAATGTCTGTTTAAATAAATCAAGTCTTTTACAAGTAGTAAAAGAAAAAAAAACATTAATATTTTTACTTTTATTATTAAAAAGTGTTTTCACATTTTTAGGTAATTCGAATAATTTAGAACGGTTTTTCTCAAATAAAATATTCCAACATTCATGCATTCTCTTGTCTATATCGATACCATCATTTAATAATTTTTGCATATTTTCATTATATTCATAGAAAAACTCAAGTGTATCTGTTTTATCATGCAATAGTTGGTCCTTATAACAAGCAAGATTAATACAGGTTTTAATATATTTATCAATATTATCAATACATCTAGTAGTAATAATTTTTTTACAACATTCATAACCCAAGTCATGTTTTCCACAGTAAAAACCAGCAATACTACAAGAATATTCTACATGGTTAAAGTAAAAAGGTTCAAATAAGAAAAGTTTATCAGCCGGCGGTGACATGTGACCCAAGAATTGTTCACCTAAAGAACAACACAATAAATACATTTCTTTCTTTAAAAAAATTTCACATGCTAGAGCGACACCTTCAATGCGCTGATGGTCAAAAATAATAGACTTTGTCAAGTATCGAATTGCATTTTCAAAATCATTTTCTCGCATATATAAGTCTCCCAAAACAAAACATGAATAATATCTTTCTTGAACCCATGTATTTATTTTATCAGCAACCAATTTATACCATTCAATTGCGTCTTTAACCATACCAGAGTCTTTATAACTTTGTGCACAATAGAAAGCATAACGGTTTGATAAACCTTTGTCTGGTTTTTCTACTTCAGTATAGTAAGCCTTTTTTAAAATTTCGGCATCCTTTTTATATTTATCCGGGTCTTTACTTCTACTCCCTTTACGACCAGACTCCACATAGTAGTCGCCACCTAATACAGTACCTTCAATATTTTTAGATACACATGTCAAAAACTCATGTAGAACACCATTGAATCGCCACTCTAACTGGTTATTTATTAATAAAGGACGAACATATGCTACGCTGTCTCCTCCAAATTTTAAGTTATACATTTCTTTATTAAATAAATGAGGTTCTGGAAGTTTAAAGTTGCCGTGTATACTATCATCTGCATCAAAAATAAATAAGTAGTCTGTTTTTTTATTCGCATGCTGTAATGCTAGAGTACGATTATATCCAAAGTCTCTCCATTCATCTTGAAATAATTCACCATCTATTTTCTTAGAGGCAAAATAATCTTTTATTACTTGTTGTGTTCCGTCGGTAGAACCTGTATCAGAAATAACCCAGTAAGTTAAAGGAATATATTTTAAAATATTATCGAAAGTCTCTCTAATAATATGTGCTTCATTTTTAACAATCATATTTAAACATATTGTTCTTTTTGATGATATTCTGGATATACCGCTTGTTTTTTTACTTTGTGGCTTATTATTCATATTTTTAATATCTTCACAAATAAGTATTTAGGAATCATAAGATAAATATATTTATATTTATTTCTGCGTTAATAAATAATATTATATTAGTATTATAGAAATAAATATAATAATATAATATAATTACATTATAATAAATGTCATTTACTCGTTTTAATGATGACCCGTGTAGAATAATGAAACAGCAGCAAGAGTCTACAGACCAAGGAAAATGGAGACTCAATGTTCCTGGTAATGGAGACAAGCCGTGTTTCATGGTAGACCCATCAATAAGGTTACAAAAGTGGGGAGCAAATTTAATGACAAATACAATAAATCTTGAAAGTTCTCTTTTTGGTCTTGATAGAAATTTAACAAGAGACTGTAATCCTCAAAATAACTATAAAGACGTAAATATACCTACATCCCCAATTGAATACCCTGTATGTTCTCCTTTTACAGACCAGTCGAGAGTTACAAATCCAGCATGGTGGTATAGAGATTTAGAACAACCAAATTGGGACTATCTTCATTTAAATCCACAAGAGAATACATGTATGTCGTTTCAAAATAATCTTAGTACTAGAATTTTAGAAAAAGATAATTATGTTACAAAAATTCCTTGTTTTACTTATAACATGATAGATAATACACAAAATTTGTTTACAAAGTAAAGATATATAAAAAATTAAAAAGGTAAAGGTAAAAACTATATATGTAATATTTAAGAGTTAATAGAGACTAAAAAATATATTACATATATATAAACATATAATATAATGGAAGTTGTTATCCCAATATTGGCGGCTACAGGATTATTTATGGCGGCAAATAAAAAAAATGAAAATAATATTGATGATACAAGAGCAAAAATGTTTAAAAAAGAGGCATTTACAAATATGGGTGCCGGTAGAATAAATCCGCAAAATTATCTACCAAATACTCAAATACCAAATACAAATTATCCGACAATAAATACTTCTACAAAAGGAAATATAAATAAATTTAACGGTGGTTCAGCAGTAACTGATAAATACTTTAATGCAACGGTTGATAAGAGAGTACTACAACACGATGACCAATTCGGTAACCCGTATTATAATAACAATGATAAAAATGGAGCGAAAGATGATAATGTAATTTCATTAACTGGAAAACAAATAAATGTATCTGATTTTGAGCATAATAATATGGTCCCATTTTTTGGCGCAAAAATAAGAGGGCGTACAACAGATGCTGATACTCATGAGTCTATTTTAGATAGCTATAGTGGAACAGGTAGTCAAAAAATATGTAAAGAAGAACGTGCGCCTCTTTTTGCGCCTCAGGCGAATATCCAATATCCGAACGGAATGCCGAATTTTACAACATTTTTTCAGTCACGCCAAAATCCCGGAACACAAATGGCGAATGTAAAACCGTGGGAAGAAGTACGTGTTGCGCCTGCTTTAAATCAGGGTTTTACATCTTGTGGAAGCAATGGTTACAATTCAGGTATGGAAGCTCGCGATTTATGGGTAGACAGGAATGTAGACGAACTGAGAACTACTAATAATCCCAAACTTACGTATAGTTTAGAGAATCATGAGGGTCCTTCTTATGATTGGAATGTTCAACAGCCTCCAAGTGCTAAAACATATGGACATGTTGAAAAGTTCTTGCCTGATAAATTCTATTTAAATACACCGGATAGATGGTTTACTACAACTGGTTTAGAGAAAGCACAATCAGGGCGACCTGAGGAGTTATTAAAAGACCAGAATCGTGTATGTACTACTACTGAATACTTTGGAACTGACTCCAATCCAAATGGAACATCGCAATATGCTCCGGAAAATTACGAACCCTCTAAAAAGGCAGTAATAGAAGGAAACCCGATAATAAATGCATGTGGTGTAGGAAAATGCGAACCGACCAAGTTCGATTATGGTCGTGGTATAACAAGGCTTAACTCTACAAACCGTTCAAATACGAAGTCGACTCCATTTTTGGGAACAGCTATTAACGGCGCATTCAAATCATTTGTTGCACCTTTATTAGAAGTAGTTCGTCCCTCTAGAAAGGAAAATGTTGTAGGAGCAATCCGACCCTATGGTAATGTTCAGAATCGTGTTTCTGCCGGCGTTGCTTATAACCCTGCCGATAGAACGCCTACTACTATTAAAGAAACAACTGAAAGTCTGCTCGACTTTAACCATTTAAATGTTACACCCCTAACAGATGGAACCGGTTATTTAGTTGCTGAGCAACAAGAAGTATATACACAACGTGAGACAACTGAGCCCGAATACTTTGGATCAGGTGGTGGTGCAACCAATGAAGGGTATCTTTCTACAATGGCTGCAAGAAACCAGCACAATAATATAAATAAAGTAAGTAAGGAATATACACCTTCTGGAAACATATCGATGTTTAACTATACTGAAAATATAAATATTAAAAGACCCGATAAAATTAATGACCAATGTCCTTGGAATGCAGGTGCAAGTGCTGGTTCGGGTTTAGGAGGAATGCCTCCATCCGCAAACCAGTTTGGTAAATTAAGTAAAATGCCGCAGTACTACCAGGAGTCTATTTATTGCGAAAGAATTCAACCCGATATTTTAGATGCATTTAAACGTAACCCTTATACACAGAGCTTACACAGTTATGCAGCTCCATAAGTATATAAGTTATGATTTTTATTTTTTAGTTTTAATATATAATATATAATAAAAATAAATTATATATTTTAGAGGAATAGTTAATTATATTTTTTAGAGGAATAGTTAATTATATTTTTAGTATAATATATTTAACATAAAATAAATATTAAAAATAAATATTTAATATATTATATACAAAGATGATGAAAACAGTTAGCTTAATTGCTATTTTACCGGCACTTACATTTGCCTTTTTTATTCCTTTTCCTATATCTGTTCCGGTTCCTGTTCCCGATTCTTCAAAAATGCAAGAGGGTGGAGTGTCGCAGTATCTCCATGTAGATAACTTCGAAAAAGCTACAAAATTTCAAACAACACATAACTCGAAAATCTGTTCTTTTGTAGATTATGTAGATACAGTATTATGTAACAGTACGGAATCTGATTTTCTGTCATTTAACCAAAAACAAAATGATACAAAAGAATCTAAGAATAATTTTCAAAATATTAAGAACAAAAATAGTTCTCTCGAATTTAATTTAGAACTAGATCCCAAAGATTTGTGTCCTTTATTGGAATTGGTAGACAAGACATTTTGCAAATCTGGTAAAGATGTAATGGTAGGAAAAGAAAATGTAGACCCAAAAGATTTATGCCCACTTCTTGAGCTTATTGATACAAAATTGTGTTCTTAGGATATTTTTAATAATTTTTATATATTATATTATATAATACAAATAATATATAATATATAATAAATGAAAAGTTTGAAATCATCATCTATGTTTACAGCAAATAATTCAGTTGTATTAATAATTTTTGTTTTTATTTTTATTGCAGTTGGTATGTTTTTTCTTATACAAAAAACAACTGAAAAGGAAAACCAAGATAAACTCGATAAACAGAGTAAGTTAATAGAGGAAAAAAATGAGTTAAATATACCACAAGTAAAAAATGCAGCATCAACTAGCGGTGTTGCTAATATAAATAATAGTGAGAATCAAGATAAAAATGATTCATATAATACAGACTATAATACTGTAACTGAAACTTTCCGCGATGAAATAGGTTTATTCATTAAAAAAGATGAAACACGCCCAGAAGTATATTCGCATAATCCGGTATATGTACCACCGTTTAATACAGGTAAAGAAACAAGGTGTGTTACAAGACAGATAAATCGCCCCGAGGAAACAAATAATGTTCAAAGTTGTTTAAACTCAGATTTAGTAAAAGTATCATCTAATGCATCTTATTAAAAATTCAAAGTATAAAATGTAATTAAAATAATTAAAAACAGTTAAGACAATTAAAAACAGTTAAGACAATTAAAACAACATATAACATTTGATATAAAAACAATATCAAAAGTCATATAAAAATAATTTTTAAAGATATATAAAAGGTATTATATCTGAATCATAACAACACTACTTCTATGTCTACAACAAATAAAATAGCATTTATCACTGGTATAACTGGACAAGATGGGTCATATTTAGCAGAATTATTATTATCAAAAAAATACATGGTTCATGGATTAATTCGTCGTTCATCTACCATAAACACATCAAGAATCGACCATATTTTTAATAATAAAGATTTGAAGCTTCATTATGGTGATATTACTGATAGTTCGTGTTTAGAAAAGATATTAAATTTAATTAAAAATACATATCCAAATATGTCACGTTTAGAAATATATAACTTGGCTGCTCAGTCTCATGTAAAAATATCATTTGAAATGCCGGAATATACCGCCGACACAGATGCTTTTGGAACCCTAAAATTACTAGAAGCGGTAAGAAATAATAACCTAGAAAATATTACAAGATTTTATCAGGCATCAACGAGTGAGTTATTTGGAAAAGTACAACAAACGCCACAAAATGAGAATACGCCTTTTTATCCGCGCTCACCATATGGTGTAGCAAAGTTGTATGCTTATTGGATAGTTAAAAATTACCGCGAAGCATATGGTATGTTTGCATGTAATGGGATATTGTTTAATCATGGCGGAGTAAGAAGGGGGCATAATTTTGTAGAAAGAAAAATAACACTAGGATTGGGTAAAATATTACGCGGCGAAACCGACCGCCTTATTATGGGAAATATAGATGCGATGCGTGATATAGGGAATGCGGAAGACTATGTTGAGGGGATGTGGCGAATGCTTCAACATGATGTACCAGATGACTATGTATTATCGACGAATGAAACACATACAGTGCGAGAGATGATAGAGAAAGCATTTGGATTACGCGGTTTTAAAATAAAATGGGAGGGAAGTGGTATAAATGAGATTGGGTATAATGAAGTAACAGGTCAGGCGATGATTTTTATTAATGAAAAATATTATAGACCTGCGGAGGTTGATATATTATTGGGAGACTCTACAAAGGCGAGAACTGTATTGGGGTGGAATCCGAAAACATCATTTGATGAATTAATAAAACTTATGGTGGATAATGATACAAAATATCTTATGTACGTATTATAATGTACGTATTGTAATGTATAACCTATATCAAATAATCTATAACCATGAATAAATATATAAATAATATTAAATAAATGAATATATATTTAATATTAACTAAAATGAAAAAAATAAATGATGTAAGTGTTGTAAGTGATGTAAGTGATGTAATTGTTGTAAGTGATGTAAGTGACATAAGTCACATAAGTGATAAAAATAATGAAATTAAAATTTATAATACTTGTGATAAAAATATTGAAAAATTAGATATACACAACGATATTAAAAATAAATTAAAATACTTTATTGAAATAAAGAAAATACCAAATATAATTTTTCACGGGGTTTCAGGGTGTGGTAAAAACACGCTTGTAAATAATTTTATACATGATATTTATCATAATGATAAAGAAATGATAAAAAATTATGTAATGGAAGTAAACTGTGCACACGGAAAAGGTATAAAATTTATTAGGGAAGAGTTAAAATTTTTTGCAAAAACAAATATAAATTTAAAAGATGGTGAGATATTTAAAACAATTATTCTATTAAATGCTGACAAGTTAACAATAGATGCACAGTCAGCATTACGTAGGTGTATTGAGTTATTTAGCCACTCTACTAGATTTTTTATAATTGTTGAAGATAAGTATAAGTTACTCAAACCTATTTTATCTAGATTTTGTGAAATATATGTACCTGAACCTATTATAAATGGTAAAGTAATAAATTTACACAACTATGCATTAGATGAAATATATAATTTAGGGAAAATAATAAAAAAGAAAACCGACAATCTTAAAAAAGATTTAAAACTGGATAAAAAGTATACTCTAAATGAACTTGTTAACCTTTGTGTAAAATTATACGAAAATGGGTATAGTTGTTTAGATATTATTAATTATATTAATACTAGTTCATTACATGAAAGTAAAATATACGAATTTATGGTTATATTTAATAAGATAAAGAAGGATTTTAGAAATGAAAAATTATTAATGTTATTTATATTAAATTTCTTTCTTTTTCGTAGTGATTCCACTTTAGAAAATATTTCATTTATGTAAATGGACGACTTTTCTTTGAATAGTTTACAAGAATCTCGCAACGAGTGGTGTTCGAGATTAATTACTGTTTTAACACCTTGTGTAATAGACGGCGTTAAGTCAATATTCGAAGAATCGTGGAAACTATGTGTGGAGAATGACGAGAAAACGAAATATTTAATGACGTTTCAAAACTTCCTTTCAAGGGTTCCAAAGTGGAATCCCAACATTATTTCACAAGAATGTTCTCGTATTAAAGAAAAAAGTAATTGTACATATATTTCTGACCTTATAACATGTGTTCATATCATTCAGTTAAAAATGTTATCATGTATGCGAGTTGGAACAAAACAAAAGAAGATTGATGTGAATATTCCATCTTTAGAAGATTTTGTTCATCATGTATACATTAATGCCGCCCGTAAAATATATACAAATGTATATTTATTTGAGATGGGTATATCATCTTTAAAGTCTCAAAAAAATTCAAGAGAGTTAGAGATTATTATTAAAGAGTGTATTTTACAGACAATTCGTGAAACAATACCTGTAGAGGAACTATTGAAGTTGTACATGAATGAAACGGTAGAAAATGCAGTCGAGGTTCATGAAAGAGAAGAAATTATTTCCCAAGAGCCTATTGTTGATAAACCAGTTGCTGGTAGTATTTCCGAACCTACACCTATGTCAGCTAAACAACTTGTCGAAGAAGCCGAAACACTTTCAAAAATTAAAGCAGCTTCTAGTGCTGCTACATCTTCAGAGCCATCGGTTGATATGAGTTCTACATCATCTAGTGTGTCAGGTACATCAGGTGTAAGTTTTAATATGGATAATAATGAGGTAATACCGATTGAAAATATAAGTAGTGAAAATCGTGATGATTCGTCTAAAGATTTTGATGATGACTATGATGACGAAGATGATGACGAAGATAATGACAATGTTAAACTAAACATAGGAGATAATGTTGAGTTAAGTGTTGATCCATTCCCGAATGACGATGATGACAATGATAGTAATATTGATTTAAAAATAGAAGAAATTCCACTCATTGATGACTTTTAAATTTTAAATTTTAAATTAAATTATTATTAAGCATTATTAAGCATTATTAATCATTATTAATTATTAAGCATTATTAATCATTAAGCATTATTAATTATTAAGCATTATTAAGCATTATTCGTAAAAACTTGTAATAGATTATTCCCTTATAAATTAAATGGACAACTTGTATATTTCGGCTGGAATTGTTGCATGTATCTTTCTTTTAGCAAAATTTATAGAAATAAGATTTATTTCAAAACCAAGCGACGATGAAGCTCCCGATTCAAAACCAATGAAGACTGCTCTGAGAGATGCTGTTATTGTTTTTATCAGTTACATTTTAGGGCATTTCATTATGACACAGTTTAACGAGTCTCCTGTTATTTTGGGTTCTAAACCAGATGTATTTACAGGCGCACCTGGGTTTTAAATATAATAGTGTATATAAGTAATAGTAAATATTATAATTACTTATATTCGAGAACTATCTATTCCATATAACACGGCATTTTATCGATATTTATTATTCTATGAGTTGTTTTAACCTTTTTCTTAGGAAACTCATAGTCAGCAAAAATAGGTTTCGCCAGTTGTACCTGAGGAGTATGATTATGAACACTTCGCGCAATCATCTTATACAGCTTAAAATCAGGATAACGTTCCTCTCCATTCGCCTTATATAAAATGTTCCTATTTTGGTCATCAGTAACCCACTCCACTATTAACTTAGCCAAAGGCTCTTTTTTACATATTGCTGCAACACTACTCATGTCGTCAATAAAGTAATCAAAAATAGAACACCCCAAGCGACACAAATCAAAACTGAAATTGGGTTCTAAACGCGGCTTCTTATCATTAAAATAGGGTTCGAAGTTATATTGTGTAGCAGCATCACCTGTCATACTGAAGCTGTCACTACATATGACTTTGGATTTATATTTATAAATAGCGCGACCAAAATCGATAATCTTGAAAATGCGATTATATGTAGGTACGCGATAGTATTTCTTATTAAAATGATAATATATATATTCTTTTTCGGTGTATATGTACATTACATTATTTGTGTGTAGGTCATTATGCGTAAATCCGAACAACTTTTGATATGTAATAAGAGTCATAATAATCTGCATAAGTGCTGACCTCCATTCATTTTCGGTCATCTCCTTTTCTTGCATCATAAGAGAGTCAAGAGTATTGTCACATTTCTCCAACATAATTGCGGATACCGGGAAATTCTTAATTACTGCCCACAATGTTTCATCATCATCATCATCATCATATTCGTCATCGTCGTCGTCATCATCACATTCGTCCTCTACTTGACTGCCTGCTTCATCTTCATTGTATACTTCGTCGCCTTGACTTCCCTCATCACTATAAGAGTTATCAGAAATATTTTTTGACTTATTTTTTATTTTATCATTATTTTTTGATTTTTTATCTGATTTTTCTGCACCTAGACCTAGCCCCGTTTCATCAAGACATATAATATCATCGATATCACAGTCACTTCCAGAACCATTATCTGTTTGGCTATCACTCGTATAAGATGATCGCGAAGAACATGAACCAGATGTAAATGAGTCACTGCTGTCGCTGTCATTATTAATATGTGAATCTTTATTTAACACAATAGTGTCTGTTCCTTCAACTATATTTCCAGCATCAGTAACTATATCATCTAGTTGCGACGTAAATGTAACATCGTCGCATAACACGCACGCATTAGATAATTCTTTATTATCAGAAGATACATTAAATAGAGAACTTAGTTCAGTATTAATTTTATCAAAGTCTTCGTGGACAATAATATTATCTGAGTTATCTGATTCCTGTATGTTTTCATTTTCAGCGATTATAATTTTTTCCTTTTTATTTCTTGTATTTTTTTGTTGTCTATGTACGTAGTTTGAATGGTTACTATCATTGTCATTGTCTACGCTTTCATTATCATCGGAATATTCAATATCTTCTATATCAAAAAGAATATTCTTATTTTTATTAAAAAATGGGTTTTTATCTAAATAGTCTATATCGTCAATTACGTTATAGTAAAAATCCTTTTTAATAGCATTGAAAGAACCATAGAAATTAAGACCATTAATAAAGTCATGACAGTTTAAAACTTGACTTGATAAGTATGAAAAAAAACCATCAACATATGCTGCATTATTTCTATCATTTGCTTTTAAATGCCCCTTTTTTTCAAGTTTCGATAATATCGGAATATTTATAACTTCCTCTTCTATATTTAAATTTTCATATTTTCCTGACATGTATTTAACAGGATCTATTAAAGGAGAAAATTTAATAAAAATCGGTTTATGAAGAACTGTTAAAGATTCTGAAGTGCTTTTAAAGGCATCTACAACTGCGGCTTGTATATTATTTTTATCAACAACACCTGATAAAGCGGATACATAAAAACGTTGATTCAAATTTATAGAGTTATAGTTTGTCTCATTTAAATTAAAATAGTTTTCATATATGGGGATGTAATTTTTACTATTTACTATACCAAGCTCGGATTCTTCTAAAGAAGTAAATAAATCACGAGTGTTAAGTTTTCTATAGTTTAACGAAAATGTATTTTCTCCAAAAATGGGCTGATCGTCGCAAATATCCATCGTCGATTACTTAATTATTTAAATACATATTTTTATTATGTTTTAAACTAATAAAATATACTAAAAACATACTAAAAACCTACTAAAACATAAATATGCGTTGTAAAATTATATTTTTTAATATGTAGTATAAATAAGTAAATATATACATAATAAATGAGTGTAGGTTTAGAATTAGCAAAATTTGATATGCGGTCAATTAGTTTTAGACCCGATGAAAATAAAGGACCTGTTATTGTTCTTATCGGACGACGTGATACAGGTAAAAGTTTTTTAGTAAAAGACTTAATGTATTATCATCAAGATATTCCTATCGGAACGGTTATATCTGGTACAGAGGCAGGAAACGGTTTTTTTGGAGAGCATGTTCCTAAATTATTTATTCACGATGCTTACAATACGGCGATTATAGAAAATATTTTAAAACGACAAAAAGCCGTATTAAAACAGATGAAAAAGGAGATAGAATCTTATAAAAGAAGTACGATTGATCCTCGCACATTTGTGGTATTGGATGACTGTCTTTTTGATAATAAGTGGACAAAAGATGTAATGATGCGTCTACTTTTCATGAACGGTCGTCATTGGAAGATCATGTTAGTAATTACGATGCAGTATCCTCTAGGTATTCCACCCAATTTGCGAACAAATATTGATTATGTTTTTATTTTGCGTGAGCCATATATTGGAAATCGTAAAAGAATTTATGAAAACTATGCAGGTATGTTTCCAACATTTGAAAGTTTTTGTCAAGTTATGGACCAGTGTACGGAAAATTATGAATGTTTGGTAATTAATAATAATGCTAAGTCAAATAAATTGCACGACCAGATATTTTGGTATAAAGCACAAACACATGGTCCATTTAAATTGGGTGCAAAAGAATTCTGGGAGATGTCTAAGGATATTCACTCGGATGATGAAGAAGAACAGTATGATCCGGCAAATATTAAACGCAAAGGTCAGGGACCGAAAATCAAAGTGAATAAAAACAAATGGTAATAATGGTAATATTTTTTACTTTAAAAAAGCGACAAAAAAGATGTCATAATCTTTTTCTCATTATCTTTTGATATGTTATTTGTATCAATATCATTGTTATCTAAGCTATGAACTGACCCAAGGCATACATTTGGAATATTAAAATAATTTGAAAGAAGTATAGTAACATAAATACTTTCTGAACCTATAAATAATTTATTAACATTATTTTTTTCATATGTATCATGCATTTCATATTTTAATTTTGTATTATCATAATTATTTATAGTAACTGTATCATTGACTAGATACTTAGTTTTTACATATATATTAGTAGTTTCAATATAGTTCTGGAAATCTCTACTATATTTATAATTTTTAAAATCGTTAGCTATAACAGCAGATGTTACTTGACAAATATTTTCAGATTTAAAATAGTTGCTGTATATAATAGATAAATCTACTATACATGATGGCTTTAATTCGGTAATAATATCCTTTAGTTTTTCTAATAGATATTTTTTATTTTTGTATTTTCCAAAACTGCTTCTCGTCATAAAATAATAATTATCATCATATACATAAATAACACCGTTTAATAATTTTATTTTTTTTGTATATTCCTTTATGTTTACAGTAAAAAAACGAAAGTAATTTTCAATATGTAAGTTATCTATAATTATAAAAGCATTTTTAATATTTACTTCAAATTCTGCACTATCAAATTTACGAGAAAATGGTTTATTTTTACTATTTTCTATAAAATCTAATATCCACATATTTTCTGACAATTTTGCAGGTTTATGGGTAAAAATACTATTTATCCAATAATAATTTTTACCTTGTATTACTGAAGGAGACATAGTAACAATACTATCAATACCTAAAATATCTACTGAATATTTAACATTATTTATTTCTAATTGAACATATGTATGTATCAATTTTCCTGTATCATTTTCGAAATAATAATGATAACCATTTGGTGTTTTTTCATATACTGTATCTTTTGGAATTTTTTCAATTAAAAAATCGGCACTTTGTATTCCATCTTTTGTGTCTATATCTAATACTATATAATTATTCGGAATAAATCCGATAACATTTTTATTTTTAAACTCGCTCTTTATAGTTTCTTTTTTTAATTTTACATGTTTTAAAATATATTTTTTCTTTATTTCCTCGATATATAGGATATTATAATTTTTCACATTTAATCCCATGTCTTGTAATTTATAAAAATCTATTTTTAAATTATACATATATAATGCATTTGATGCTGCTCTATATAGTAAGTATAAGCATATAATAAGAGCAGCTAAAATAAATAATAAACAAACTAGACGAATAAATACATTATCCGAATTAAATGATTTAAAATAGTTAGTTACTACATATTGTTTTACCTTTCTATTCATACCAATTAATAACAAAATATTATATATTAATGACATATAATATTTAACATATAATATTTAATAGTTGATATCGCATTTTAATACTTTTATTTTGTTTTGTTTTGTTTTGTTTTGTTTTGTTTTGTTTTGTTTTGTTTTATTTTGTATCCTAGTTTTCAAAATGCGTCAACTTTGACAAACCGTGGTCAGTCTTTTTATCAAGAACAACATTCTCGGCCTCGAACATGCTCTTCTTAATATCATCGACCGATGCATCCTCATCCAGTCCATCAAAATTAGCAACATTTGAAATGCCGACCAACTCACCATCAGCATTAATCGTTTGCGTAAGTTTATTACCAGACTCCTCAGCTTTCTTCATATTCTCTTCAATGGCCTTCTGTCTAGCTTCGCGTACACGTTTCTCAAACTCCTGTTTTGCAGTATCTTCATTCTTCTTTTTATCGGACATAAGTTGGTTGAGTGTCTCTTCCATATACTCAACGCGTCCAGTCTTATATGCCTCTGGGTGGAAAGGAACCCACATACCGACTTGTCCTACATAAATGTCATGATTAGGATCAACCTCGCGCAGCAATTTACAGCGAAGCTCTGCCTCGCCTTGTGTAGCAAAAACACCACGTACTTTGATACCTCGTGTAGACGTCTGAAACTCGTGTTTCTCGCCGAATTTCTGCTCAAGTTCGTCCTCATTGTTGTCCAAAAATGTTTTATAGTCGTCGCTAATTAGTGTTCCCGATGTTGCACGAATCGTCTCACCCTCTTCCTTTGTAAACTCCTGGAAATCTGCGGTAAGTTTATCGAAAGAAAGAGAATACTTAAATGACACGAAATTAAGAAACTGTGTAAATTTTTCCATGGACTTTTTATAATCCCACTGCTTCACAAACTCCTCAAAAAGAAACTGCTCCTTCTGTTTAATAATATGTTCTGGAGAAACGAATGAAAGACATACAAATTTTTGACCAGCAATCGGTTTATCTTCCTCCAAAAGATCGGCATATTTGGGATTTTCCTTTCCATCGGGCAAATATTTAGGAGTAACTCCCTTTGGTAAACTATTGGGTTGAGACATTATAAGTATAATTATAATATATATTTAAATAATAATTTTAAGTTAGTTTAACCATTTATTAATTTATGTAGTTTACATTTATTTTCATTATTAAATTAAAAATACATGTTTAAGAATATATCAAATATCAAATATCAAATATCAAATATAAAATATAAAATATAAATATATCGAATATTATATAATATTTTTTTCTACATTATATTTATAATGTACGGAACACTTGATTTTAGTGAGCTTTTTAAGCGCTTTATTAAGTATATTATCGAAGGTCTTTGCGTTGCGATAGTTGCTTACTCCATACCATCTCGCACTCTTAAATTGGACGAAATTGCATTGATTTCTCTTGTAGCTGCCGCCACTTTCGCTATCCTTGATGTTTATGTCCCCACATTAGCCGTTTCTGCTAGAACGGGTGCTGGTTTCGGTATCGGTGCTAACCTTGTTGGCTTTCCCACTCCCCTGAAGCTTTAAATATTAAATAGCTAAAATAAAAGTGACTATTTAAGGGTTGATATTTATTATTTAATATTCATTTATTAATACAATATTTATAATATAAAATATTGTATTATTTATATAGTATATAATACATAATACATAACATATAATACCAAATGTTAACATTAAACAAACTGTATTTAAAGTTAAACTCTATTCAAATTTTATTTGTATTACTTCTTTTGGTATGCTTACTTATTAGTTTTTACATAATGGTTACTACATTATTTTCAAAAGATAATACACATAACCATATATTTTCAGCATGGCAGTTTCCCATGTTACTTGCTATTTTAGTTGATATACTTTATAGCGCTTGAATATTTTAAAAAATATGTTTGTTAATTTGTTAATTTGTTAATATTATTGCGTAGGAATAAAAACCCAATTTAATTCTTCGCAAATTTTCTTCCAAATATCATCTTGTTCGATTCGTTTTTCCTTATCTTTCAACATTGGAAAATAAGAAAGAAACTCGCTCTTCTCAAGAAGCTCACACAGTTTATAAACAGTATAATAATAATTCAAAAAATTCACACGGTCATCCGGGCAAAATTTTGCATAAGGTCCTTGTATCTCCATAAAAAGATTACATAATGTCTCTTCTAATTCAGGCGTCATAATCGGCGGCTTAATACCGAGTTTATCCTTAATAAATGGGATATGCTCATAGTATTTATTATACCCTAATTTTTTGAGAACTTCCTTTGCTTTTGAATTTGTAAATTTCGAAAGAGGTATGCGTTCTTTATTAAGTTGTTGCTTGATATTTTCGAGAACTTCTTCAGGAATTTGCGTAGTTTCTTTTGCTTGAAACTGGGCGAGAATTTCTTTGAAATGGTTAATTCTTTTGTAAGCATAAAAGCATGCTTCTTTAGGCGGTTCTTTATAAGAAGGCTTCTCATTTTCAATAAGGTAGGTAACTTGTTTTGCACATACGTTACATACCATAATACCTTCATGTTCGACAGGAATCATTTCTCCTTTATTACATGATTGACATATATCGGTGGCGTAAATGTAGTCATTGATGTTAATAAAAGTCTGGTCAAGATTTGTAAAAAACTTTTGAACATTATTATCATTTGCACGTGTTAAAGCATTTTCATCAAATGTTTTGTCATTTACTTTAAAGAAGGAATTAAGGATAGTGGTTTTATTTGTCCCATTTGTAATTTCTTTTTTATTTTCAAAATAGTCGAAAATAAATCTGCTGTTATTCAAGTAATAATCTTTAATTTTTTTCTTATTTTTATAAATTTCTTCTTTTATATCGTATAAAGAATCTTGTAACTCTATTTTTTCATTAACATCTGCTATAGTCTCAGGATTATTTAATTTTGTCATTATTTCATTTTTTTTGCGAACTAACGTAGGTAAAACATCACTGTTAATTAAGTTGAACTCTGATTGTAATTCGCGATGAACACTATCCAGCGTCATTATTCTTTTTTTGTCTACAAAAATTTTTTTATTTGTTTTATGTTTAAAAGACGGCATCTATATATATCTATTATATTGTTATAAGTATAACTTTTTTAATATATAATAATTAATAATTATATCTATTTTAGTATTTTTTAATTATATAAATGATTAACTAAACAATTTTTTATTTTTTATAGAAAGTTTATCTCATTTTTATTTTAGGTCGGTGTAATTCCAATTAGTTCCAAATAAACTTCATCGTAATGTTTATATTATTTATATTATTTATATTATTTATAAAATAAAATAAAATAAAATAAAATAAAATAAAATGACCGAAATGAGCTCTAAGTTAAAGACTGGCGACCTTCTTTTATGCGATGACCTTGAATATAAATCGTGGGGGTTACTTAGTTGGGTTATAAAATTTGCGACAAAGAGTGATTTTTCTCATGTTGGTATGATTGTAGTAGATCCAGAATTCACGAATGTTTCATTAAAGGGGACATATGTTTGGACGTCAGGTATTTCTGATGTCCCGGATCCGGAAGATAATACAAAGAAATTTGGTGTTCAGTTTGTTCCGTATGATCATTTTATTACAACATATGGTGGAAAAATATATGTTCGCAGAATAGAATTTGAAAGCATAGAAGAGTATAACAAAATATTTAACTTTGAAAAGTTAAAAGAAATACACAAAGTTGTATACGACAAACCGTATGATATTGTTGTTACTGATTGGATAGAAGCTTATTGTAAAAAGGACCCTCATCCTCAGAAAACATCTAGATTTTTTTGTAGTGCATTTATTGGATATATTTATACAAAGTTAAGCTTATTTGATGAGGGGTTAGACTGGAGTATTCTTTACCCGAGTTATTTTTCTAGTGAGAACAAAACATTTTCTTTGAATCACAACGCAACCTTAACAAAAGAGCACCAAGTAGCAGGTTAAATTACATATAAAATAAAACTATTAAACCATTAAACTATAAAACTATTAAACTATTAAACTATAATGTTTAGGAATTTTTGTAGTGTATAAATTGTAAATTACGAAATATGTAAATATGAATAATGTAAATATGAATAATGTAAATATGAATAATGTTAGGAATGCATTAATGTTTTCTCTATAAAAATAAAATAATGTTATCAAATAATTTAGACGTATGTACTAAAAGTGGTAAAACAGGTTATATAGAAGAAAATGTAGACGATAAAGCATGTAATACTAAATCTAGTTCGAATGTTTTAAAGACAAGTATAAATATAGAGTCATTAGATATTGTGAATATCAAGAGAGAAACATATTACAAAATGAAATTTATTATTAACTCTTTAGAAAAAAACTGGGCTATAAAGAAAAGGAAAACTATATTTTATTTAAAAAATTTAGAAGATTCTACGACGGAGATTATAACAGAAGACTATTTAAATAAACGCATTATTCATAAAATATACAACCGTAGTAATAGTAACAACAATGGTCAAATGCATATGCAAAGTAATACTCCTAGTAATTTAGAAATACTTAAAAAGAAGGAAGATATAATACCATTAAAGGAGGGAATTCATACATTAAAACGTCTGATAGACAATGGTAAACTGGATATAAATGGTGAACAAAAAAATGATATTTACTTGATGATATTTTTGATGAATACTTTAGAAAATGGTTGGAGTATACGAAAAAAGAATGATAACTATGTTTTTAGGAAAAAGCATGAAAAACAAATGGAGATATACTCGGATGAATATTTAGTAAATTTTTTGAAGTCAAATATGAATAACATTATTTAGCGGTATAACGATTTCATGATTTGGTTATTTCACGATTTAATTATTTGTTGATTTTACGATTTCGTGATTTGGTGATGTGTTGAATTTAGGAAAAATGTCAACTGGTTGATTATATTAATTATTAATTATTAATTTATAAAAAGTTAATTAAGATTTTTTATAAAATTTTTTTCTTTAGCAATATTATAATAAACAAAAATGGCAGGAGGTCTTATGCAACTTGTAGCTTACGGCGCCCAAGATGTCTATCTTACGGGCAACCCTCAGATTACCTTTTGGAAGGTGTCTTACAAACGTCACACCAACTT